GCCCCCCCTCCCATTGGGGCGGTAAACTCGGAGGATACGAATTCGCGCGCCAAGGGACCTTCAGTGGCCCCGACGGCATCACCCTCAACGTCGTCGGCACCCACACCGGTCGTGGAAACCCCATCGCCCGAACCCCCCGCAACCCCCCCAAAGAAATCCAGGCGCAAATCCCGGAAATCCAAGGGAGGGGCTGGCCAACAGCAACGCGGCAAGGAATCGAGCTCTCCCTCGGGATCCACGCCCGCAGGCACATCTTCGGAGACCCCGAGTACACCTGCGACCCCTACACCAACCCCCTCCCCGAAACCAGGTTCGGACGCGCTCTCCAAGGAGCTGTGCGCGTCGCTGGCGCTTTTGGTCCCACTCGCCGGGATCACTGCCCCGCCGGCCTTGAGAAAGGTGGTATCTTCGATACTATCCAATCAGGACGACCTGGAGACCGCTCTAAAGTGGCTCTCGGAGCGTACGCAGCGGAATGCTGCACGCGCCTCGAAGAAGTCCGCCGCTGCCTCCGCCCGTTCGTCAACGTGAAGAGCGCTGATGTGAAAGCTGATGCCAATCCTGGCGTTCCTTTCACCACGCTCGGCTGTTCGAAGAACTCGCAGGTGTTCACTCGCCATTTCGACCTTCTTGTCGATATGGTTTGTGAACAAGTAGTCTTTCTGGTTGTGTTTGGCTCGGAATTTTCTCAGCTGTCGGCTGAGGATCTTATCGCTTTTGGACTTTGGGACCCCGTGAGGTTGTTCATCAAGAACGAACCCCATTCGCTCGCCAAGCTCGATGAAGGTCGGCTTAGACTCATTTCAAATGTGAGTCTTCGAACCCAGATCATTGAGCGCTGGCTTTGTGGCACCCAGAACAACCTGGAAATAGCCCAGTGGTACAAGCTTCCCGTTGCACCCGGCATTGGCCTTGACGACGACAGTCTACATCTCGTAGCTGCTCGACTCAGGTCGATTCTGGAGAAGAACGGTCGCATGGCCATGACGGACGTTTCTGGTTGGGACTGGTCCGTGAAACCCTGGCTTTTGTGGGCTGATGCGGAGCGTCGGAGAATCGCAGCAGGTGCGGAACCCGGCAGTCTTTACGACGAGTTGTTGAAAGCTCGTGCGTACTGTACTGGCGCTAGTACGTATGCGTTGTCTGATGGACGCCTCGTCGCACAGGGAGACCACGGAATCCAGAACTCCGGTTCTTACTGCACTTCATCCACCAACTCGTGGATGCGTGTGATCCTTTATTTGGTCGCACGTTCTCTGGCAACAGGAGAAGAGCCTCAGGAATCGTGGTTGGAAGACCTCGTGGCTATGGGCGACGATTGTGTTGAAGCATTCATTGCCGGAGTGCTTGAACAATACCTGAAGTTGGGGTTCAAGTGTTCGCTGTCGCAAGTCACGGACCGCTTGGCTGGTACCGAGTTCTGCTCTCACGAGTGGCGCGAGGACGGTCTTGCAGTTCCTGTCTCGTGGGAGCGGACTTTGTTCCGCTTCTTTTCTGGCAAACCCGGGGCTGAGTTGGTCGCTCAGTTGGCACAGCTGGAGTTCGTTCTCCGCCACCACCCCCGGAAAGTGGAGTTCCTGACCATCGC